AAGCACAATCATAGTTTGTAAACGCTGTGCAGGTGGCAAGGCTCGTAATGGATTAATCTTTGAGTCCATTAATTGTTCATACATATTCATGTGTTATCCTCATGTAAAATGGGGGAGCAAACACTACTCACTCCCCCAAGTTTAGTTACAGGCTGTAAACTTTTTCTTTTTTCTCTTCAGGTATTACCTTTTGAAGATTGATGGTAAGCATCCCATCACTGAAAGAAGCATCATTTACAACCACGTCTTCGGCAAGAATGAAAGATTTTGAGAAGGGTCGTCTCGCTATGCCTTTATGTACGATCTTCTTATCGTCTTCCTCTTTAAGTTTCTTGCCGCTAATGGTTAGCTTGTCGGACTCTGTTTTAACTTCCAACTCTTCTTTGTTGAATCCAGCAGTGGCTAACTCAATAGTGTACTTCCCATCTCCATCTTTGATTAAGTTGTGCGGCGGATAAGAACCTGCACTTGGGTATGGAACATTGTCAACTATGCGAACCATTTCATTAAATAGTTTATCATGACCAATCGCCCAGTTAGAAAAATTAGAAAAGAACGGATGGTTACTGTTTAGACTTGCATGTACACTCATATCATTTCTCCTTATAGCAAGTTGATATTACGTGACCCATTATTGGCATCACACATATATTATACTATGTATTAGTCATTTTGTCAAGGACTTTTTTTCTTTCTCTAGTTTTTCTAGATTTTTTTGTCTAGTTTTTCTACCCCTCTCTGAAATTTCTTCTATAGTTCTTTTACAACATTCGCAAAATGAACTGGTAGGATCAAGCCTACATTCTTTTTGACACTCCATACTCATTTTCTTTGACTCTTCAGTAGGCCACCAATCACACACCACATGAACCACCATGTCCGGTGATGTCACAGATGTCATGTGTCTCCAGCCCCTCTTCAAACTCTTCACCAAGCTTCTCTACAGCCTCAGAATATGGCACCGAAGATAGAGGTTGTCCTCCCCTACATCCGTCAGGGTACACGGTGAAGCCACGCAACCTGTGAGCATAAGAGGCAAGAGTATTAGTAAACTCATCAACCGTATCTTCATTGTTAAGCTTGCTCCCCCACTTGGGTAGGTTAATCGTGCTGCTGATAGACATGTCAACATAGTCTTGAACATCTGCTTGGAACTTCATGCGCCTCTTGTAGTCTTCTGCAAGATCAAGAGCAGACTCAATCTTGTTAGGATCAATACCATACAGGTCAATGATCTCTTGTGCTGCACTATCCACCACGTACTGATAATGCCAGCGATTACCACCTTTAAGATACCTGCGCTTGTAGGCGACTGCAAAGATAGGTTCAACACCTGTGGAGGTGCCAGCTAGAATCCCAATAGAACCTGTCGGAGCAATGGCTCTATTAGCGACAGGAGTACTACAGTTAAGGGTATCAGCAAAGGTAGTGCTAACGTGGTCACTAACTCCTTTATATACTGACAACCATTTGTGAAGTCCTTCAGTAACTTCATACTTTTGTCCTCCCTTGATAAGCCATTCATGCATACCCATCAGGCCAAGTCCCAGCCTACGGTTCTTCTCTCTGGTTTGATAAACCTTTTCATATGGCAGCTTGGCCCTGAGTGTGCCGCATAGCAGAAACTTGGTAGCAAGCTCCACCACATCTGCAAACTCTTTTAGATCGTCAATGCGCCCCATATTAATAGAACCAAGATTGCACACGTCGCTATCATCTTCAGATGTAACCTCCGTGCAAGCATTACGCAACGTCTCCTTTTCCTTCTCAAAGAAATTGAACGAGAACCCCGGTTCGGCGGTTGATAAGGCTTGTCTAACATTCTGCTTAAAAGTACTCCCAACATCTCCTGTCTTCCAGTAGTTAAGTAACCATTCAGTATCATAGTTCACGCTGATATTTGTCATATCAAGCGGAGCATTAAAATTAAAGTCTTGTTCTTTAACCTGACCAATGGTGAAACCTGTCTCACCTACGGGCATGTCATACCAGTTCTTGCTAACAAGAAACTTCTCTATGTCAGCATGTTTCCAGTTGAGGCTGGCATAGATGGCAGACCTACGGCTACCACCCTGCATAACACGCCTACCAATCTCATTGATCATCTGCATCTTTGGTATAGGGCCAGAGGCAAGACCGCCAGTGCCTTGCAGTATCCTGCCTTCTTCACGATACACAGAGTAGTCAATACCAATACCACCACCTGTCATGAGACAGGACTCAGACTTCCAAGAGATGTTAGCCCAATCTTCTCTGGTATCTTCTTCTGCACGTAGCAGGTAACAGTTATTAAAGAACTTGTTATCACGTCCAGCGTAATAAAGATAACGACCACCGGGAATAAACTTTAGGTCGGTGATCATACGTTTCAGTTCGTCTTTGTCATCTTTCGGTAGGTAGTCCTGACACACATCGTCTACCAATGTAGAGGCTAGTGCATCCCATGTCTCACACCCATGATGGGCGTACTTGTGTTTAAATATGTCTTCGCTAAACTTGGAGCGAAACATAGGGTTTTCGTTAGAACGAAATTGTGGCATAGCTTTGTTCCCTTTCTAATTGTCGTATTCCATTTCCAATATGAGTTGGGCATAGTGGATTGCTTTCTCTATATCCTTTCTCCCCTCTCCCTTAGTACGGTGGCGAGTGATGTATTTTATCACATTACCCTCCAGATAGTCAAGCCCATTGGCGTGAATATATTCAACTGGTTGTATTTTACATCCCTTGTAGTGTTCCCCTCCTACTTGTTGTTTTAATGCTCTGTCTTCTTTCATGCGTCTAAGATAGTAATCATAGCTGCGTTCTCCTTTTGGATAGTTAGCTTCGTCATAGGAAAGAGTTAAGCTTTCTTCTGATTTCATTTACGTTCTCCGATGTTACAGCTTTAATTGCAAAGTTTCTAACTGTATCTGGTTCTAGTCCAGCCAGATGACAGGTGCTTTCAAAGTTCTCACACGTTACACCAACAGAGGCAAACACCCATGCTGATGCCTGATCTCTTTGAAGAGCAGTCTCATTAGTTTCATTATCCTCTTTTGGTTTGCTCATGTCTAATAGAGCTTGAAGTATAATAGCTAGATTAAGAGTTCTGTCTGGGTCTTTTTGAGTTAGATCATACAGACTATCAAAGTCAAGTATATCACTCATCTTCAAACTCCTGAACAGGACGATAAAATTTCCCGCCCACATAGTTATTGTAGTAGGCGGGTTCATCCGTTCCTTCTAGCTTTGATGTAAGAACTTTATATATCATTTGAAAATAACATTCATAGTAACGAAGGCTCCTCTTATTTTTGTACTCACCCATAACCTGAAACCTGAAATGTTTCTTACCAAGTTTCTTAATATCTTCATTAAGATATTTACTAGAGCCTGTATATGTACGCCAGTTAGATTCTACCTTCTTACCTTTGCGTGTTATATAATATTGTTTACAACCAATATAGGCTTTCTTAGTTTTTTTGTTGGTTATCCTATAAACAAATCCAAAGTTATTCTTTTTGTCAAACTCTTTATGATACTCCCAATGCGTCACCAGTTAGTCACTTCTCCTACTTCAGGTTCTTTAGCCACGTTGGTAAGATACCTACGACCATGTGCGTACTTGAACACACGAATACCTTTACCTTGATTAGCATCCGACCAACAGTCTCTCTTGTAGCCACAATAAACACAACTAACAGGAAGCTTACGGTTGCCAGACCTACCATCAGGTATATCGGAGTAGCACCTATCAGGCACAGTGTCCTGTGAAACCAATCCTTTAAGGTGAGAGATTCGCTGCTTCGCATTTATCATATCCATCTGATGTAATTTGGTAAGGCATATCTCTCCTGTTGATTTATTAATAGCAAGAAACGCTGCTTGGTCTATACCATTAGCTTCAGCATAGGCAGATATCTGTGCAACATAACCAAAAGGATCATCCTCTGCTAACTTATTATGTTTGAATTTGTCGAAGCCAACACCACTAGCAGACTTACAATCCACAACGACGCCATCAATAATACAATCCTGATGTCCGGTAACACCTTCTACCTCCACTTCTTTCTGTTGGTCTTTTACTTCATGTCCTGAGATGGTGGAACACAGGAGCAAAAGCTCTTCAAGAATATAACCATATAAAAACTTGATACGTGTGGCTGGCGTTAAGTCAGCCTGATCAAGCGGCTTGTTGACATCATACCAGATGCGACGGTCTGGCTTGCCAATGGCAGAGAGCCTGAGATTACCACGATCTTTGGGTGTGTCATATAAGAAATCTTTTATGTGAACCTTCAGCATTTCACCAAAGGTATCTATGTGTTTGTCTACCTCACTCTCGTCCATGTCTATAGGATCAAGTGTAAATAAACTATATATATCTTCAACGAGAGTGTCTATTGTTTTCATAATAAAAAGAGGAGGAGAGCAAGGACCAAAACTCTCCCCCTCCTCCTTTCTATGCTAGTTAAAAGGGAACTGCTTCAGAGTTCTGGACATATCCACCATCAACGGGTGCAAAGTCCTCCCTGCTGTCACTGTACTCAATAAAGTCTACGATCTGAACTGCTGCAAGGTCAGCAGAGATGCCAGACTTACCAGCATAATTCCATTCGTAAGGAATAGCCTTTACATTTACTTTACTACCGTTGGCTACCAGCTTACCACTCCACAGATTATTCTGTGAATCTTTTACAATAGGTGCTGCACGTTGCGTACCATCCTTACGCATAACCTTGCGCTTGATAGTTACAAAGTCTCCACGATCATCACCCTTGTTGGCGATGGGCAGACCAGAGCTTTCAATGACTGAGCGATTGTCATCGTCCACTTCTACCTGAATGCTCCACACCGGATCAAACTTAGTATTAGGCTCCGTAATGGAAGCATAGTGGCACTTACCAGTAATGTAAATAGGATCGTTCATTTCTTTCTCCTTTAAAAATACCGCACCATTGCGGCCATGAATGGGGATCATTCCCCGGTGCTGTCTACTACAAAACAACAGCATATATTATACCACATGAATCTGCGGAAGTCAACTACTTTAGTGTGTTTCTGCCCAATTATTTCCAACTTTATGATCAGAATCTAAATCACATCTAAAACTAAACTCTCTTTGTGTCTGGTACATAGCCTCTTTTGTTATCTTAGTGAACCTATTTATGTCTGGTTTTGCTACTTCAAACTGATATTCATCGTGTACAGACGCCACTAGTTTTGCATCTAGGCCAGACTTCCTTACTCGTTTATCTATCTCTACAAGCCACTGTTTACAGACAATAGCACCAGCACCTTGAAGTAAAGTATTTAAGGCTGCATGTTCTGACCTAATCATAAGACGCCTACCATCAAGACCTTTAATACTACCATTCTGTGCTGCTTCTTGCACATTAGATCGTAGTGTGCGTAGTGCTGGCATGTTAGAAAGAAACTTGGATATTAGCTTCTGTCCCTTGCCGGGACCGCCGCCCACTATTTTACCAATCTTTGCTGGACCTGCACCATAGAGAAAAGCATAGATAAAAGTCTTTGCCTGATCTCTGTTAGAAAGACCCGCAGCATGTTGATTGGCCGTGTGAACGTCACCTGTGAGAACCTCGTTAGTAAAGTCTGCATCCTTCATATAATGTGCAAGACATCTAAGTTCAAGTCCACTGGCATCTGTACCAACAAGCTGGTGTGTTTGAGCGTTAGAGACAGTCCATAGTTCTCTACACTCTTTACCATATGGACTATATACAGCGGGAACCTGTGCCATATTGGGGCTGTGGTGTGCCATGCGTCCTGTGATAGTCTTGAGCGTTAACACTCTGCCACGAACACGCATGTCCTCTCCGCACTCTTTGATCCATGCCTTGAGAAGTCCTGTTCTTTTCTGTAGAAGAAAATACCTGCTAAACATCTGTGCCTCTGGCATTTTAATCTTGGATAGGACATCTTCGTTAACAATGACATTGCCTTTATCTGTTAGTTTAGTTGGCTCCCAACCACGCTCCATCAAACGATCAGCTATCTGTTTACGACTAGCAATATTAAAAGGTATCTTCTTAGTCTTTGTTTTTAGCTCTACAATCGTAGGCTCAAACTCCTCCTCCGCATGTCGCTCAAGTTCATGTTGTTCATCTTCAAGTTTAGCAAGTAATAACTGTGCTTTCATTAGGTCAAAAGCAAAACCATTCTTCTGTTGCTTATCAAGTATGATACGAATATCACGCTCAAGATCGTAACACTGATTAGAAAACTTTTTCTTTTCTAGTTCTAAGTTTTGTGCAAGCTTACGTGTTAACTCTACATCACGCTGACAGTACTCCAGCATAAGAGGAGAGAACTCACTGAAGTCGTGGAAGTCAAGCTTCGCAAAGCCAAGCCTTTCGCCCCATGACTCCAGTGAGTGACCACCCTCCCGCACCGGATTAAATAACTGCGACTCAAGCAGTGTGTCTCTCACTTGTATTGGTGAGATAGACGAGCCAGTGAATTTGTTTAGCAGGGGTGCATCAAAGCTAATACCATTGTGCATAATAAACTGGTCAATCTTTTTAGACCATTCGCCAAACTCTTTACACTCATCACCTACCCATTTACGTATCTCACCTGTCTCGTAATGTTGTGCTACTATACAGTATATTCTCTTTGCATTAATAGCATCAGTCTCTATGTCCACTACTGCTTTCATTTTTCATATCCACTAGGTATGCGTCTGCGATTGGTATGTGAAAGAATTTTTCACCCTTTCTGATATTACGATTAGAAACTTCTTTAACCTCGCAGTCTAGAAGTGTATGACCGTCAACATGCCAAGCCTTTGTGCAGTCATGATTGAAGACCACGAAAGTAAGTATGTCATTATAACACTCACTCTTCCACTTGTCAAGAAGTCTTTGCTTACGATATGGAATACGTAGTTCTTTCCAACTGTCGGGCCACTCGTCAGTTTTCCAAGAGTACTTTACCTCTACCTCCCATAAAAGTCTGGGGTGACCCTCCGGCCCTCCTGTGCAAACAATGTCGAAGTAAGTGGTTTCGTTTGTATCAATATTGCTGTGATCATTCTTCAACCATGTAACCATAGCATCTTTAGCAGCTTTGTCAGCCATATCATACAATGCTTTATCAAAGCTTTTCTTAACTGTCATTTTTTTCTTCCCACTCTTTGTAACCGTCTACGTATGCCTGATAGTGTGCATCACGTTTGTTGCGATCCCACCACCACTCAGGCATAACATTATATCTTAATTGTTGTAAATTATTCCACTCTTGTTTGTTAAGCATTTCACTCATCGTCGTCCTCCATGAATGGGTTAGCCACCTGAGTCATTCTACCAGTGTTAGAATCATAATGCAAGTAGCAAGCAATACCTGTCTCACCAGTGTACCTGTTCTTCAGGATACGGACGGTGGTGGTGTTAGCCTCTACCTCATCCTCTGCCTGTTGGTTGCGCTCAAGAGCAAGCACGGCATCAGACAGGTGTGCAATAGATGCAGACCCACGCAAGTGTGACAGAGTAATCTCACGGCCATCCTCATGCCCACGATCACCAGCGGGGCGGCGAAGATGTGATACAAGAAGCAAACCAATCTGTGTCTCCTCAACTAGAGAGCGTAGCTTGGTCATGAGGATGTCAATAGACTTACGCTCGTCACCATTGTCTTCTTGACCAGATACAAGAATAGAAAGGTGATCAAGAATAATCCACTTGGTGTTGAGAGCCTTTGCCATGTACCGCACACGGTTCAGAATCTCATCGTTGTCTATACTACCAAAGTGATCAAACACATAGAACCTGCCACTGCCAAGGGTCTTCTCTTGCCAATCGTCAAGCTGCTCTTGCGTGTACTGGTCACGAATCTCCTTAATGTATAGCCGTGCATTAGCTTCCACACTCATGAGATTGAACGCAGTCTGCTTGGTGTTCTCCTCCATTGCAAGGACGCCAATGTTCTCCTCAGTATTGTGCATCAGGTGGTACATTAGCTCACGCATGATACTGGACTTGCCCATGCCAGCGCCAGAGGTGAACGTAAGAAGTTCTCCGGTACGCATACCATAGGTCTTCTCGTTCAGCTTGGGCCAAGGATAAGGACAGGTCTGATTGTGCGTCTCTTCGTACAAGCTACGTCCAAGGTCAGCAAGGTTGATAATACCTGCCGGAGTGTAGGTCTGTGCGTTCCACCATGTCTGAACGAACTTCTCACGCTGACCAATCTTTAGATACTCATTGGCATCCTTGAACTCAAGGTTCATGATCTTACACTTGTTAGGCTCAAACAGCTTTGCTACTGCCTGTTGTGCATCCCTACCTTGTTGATCATTATCAAAGCATAGCACTACAGTATCAAACTTATTGAGATAATCTAATGCCTGACGGCAGTTCTTGAGTGCAGATTGTGCGCCATTCTTAATAGAAACCACAGGCCACTTGGAACCAAGAAGCTGATAAGCACTCATGGCGTCAAGCTCACCCTCACATATGGTAATAAACTTACCAGCCTGACCAAAAATGTTCTGACCAAACAGCCCTGCCTCTGACAGATTACCCTCTGACCAGAACTGCTTGTCGCTGGTGCGGCGAAACTTCGTGCCAATATGATTGCTGTCTTTATCATAATACTTATACATATGATCAGTAATCATATTACCTTCTTTGACAACTGATACACCATAACGCTTACAAGTTTCTGCGCTAATCTTACGATCAGGTATATCAGAAGTAATAAAGTTCTTAGGTTGCTTATTCATATTAACGATCTTCTTTGGTGCTTGTATATTTTGCATTTGATTTCCATTCTTGTATGGTCTGGCTTCGTCGCAACTAAAACATTTAGTACCCCACTCGTAGTATGCCAGTGCATCAGATGATCCACAGTCAGGGCAGGGTTGGTGAGTTTTGTATTCCATAAGTCCTCCATATTAATTGAGCCTTAGTAGTTTCGTAGAAACTTCACTACTAAGACTCAATTAAGTTACCACTTTCCTTCACTATACTTATGCAGATCGTCAGCTATCTCCTTTCGTTGCGCTATTAATTCTTTCTCTAATGATATAAGTGTTTCAATCTGATCCACTCTCTCTAGACTTCGCCATGCAGCTTTGAATGATGTTTCAATACGGCCACGATTTTTTGGCTTGTATACCTCAATAAGAATATCCATTTCTCTATCCTTTTTGGATTCTATAAACTCCTCTTGCATTTTTTTTGGTAAGATGCTGTACGAGCCTTTCTCTGTTTCGTATTTCATCTTCGGCTTCTCTCTTCGTGCGAAAGCTTTGAACAACCACATCATCAAACTCTTTTTTTAGAAGTAATTTCCACATAGTGTAACTCATAAAGTCAACACCTGTCATCGTAACATTTTTTCCAGATATCTTCCACGAAGGTTTCTTTGTCCTCCATTATCTCATCAGCCTCTAGTTTAGCCAATCGTCTGGACTCTTTGTTATCGTATCCTTCAGACCTATACTGTCCCACCAGTGAACGGAAGAGTTCTTTCCGCTCTTTCTGCCAAAGGTTCTTACTCATTAGTCTAAATCCTCTAAGTCTTTAAAAAATTGATCTCTATCTGAAACACTATTAACATTATATCCTGAATCTTTCATTAGCTGCCAGACTTCTTCAGAATAACCAAGACTTTTTCTTAACACATCTTCTTTCTGTAGACGGTGCCAATCAAAGTCGTAAACTTTTGTCATCGTGTTCCACCCATTTATTATTTGCTTCTGTTTGTTTTGCCTTTGCTAACTCTTGTCTTAGCTGTTTAATAGTATTTTCTTGCTCTTTTACTATTGATTTCAGTTGTTTGACGTGAGTGTTCAAGGTTTCCCAAGCTGATTGTAATTGTTTATCAGGCACATTATACTCCAACTAATTGCGAATGTCAATATAAAAGATGTGATTACCTACCTGTCCAAGAGAAATAAAGTCCTCGTCTGATGCCCAGTATGGATGGACATAGGCAGCATGGTAGTGGGTAGCGCCTCCTGTTGTGCCAAGAAGAACACCCTGTAAGGCAAGCTCTGATGCACTGACAGCTTCTTGATAGGCTAGAACATTAGCTATATTTTCAGGCTTACCATCACACCAATATGAAAACTGACACTTGTTTCGTATTGGATTACCCTTCCACTCCTTTGCCTGATGGACAACATCACACACATTGTTGGGATAACGCTCAGAGTCCACCCGTGCAAGAACAACATTAGCTACAGCAAGCTGTGCTATGAATGGTTCAGACCGTGCTTCAAAGTATACTGCTTCAGCTAAACAAGATAACTCATCAGCTTTTGCAGGTGTTATATATAATATACTTATTAGTAATATATATAATAGTTTCATTGTAGCTTCTCTATTTTTATATTAAAGGGAAAACCTGTGGATAGTTCTCGTATGCCATGACACATTAGAAAAGCCACGGCATCTTCGTAGTGTTCAAATACATGTAGCTTTTCTTTTTCTTCGTCTATCATAGCATCAAAAGTATTTATATCTAATACAACATCATCTTCAGATTGAGTTATAATATAAGCCATTATGTTACTCCTGCAAATAATATATCAATAAGTATTCTAATAAAATCTAAATTCATCGTCCTTGTCCTCTATATCTTTTCCAACTGCGGCGTTTGTGTTTGTTCTTGGGACGGGAAAGAGTTCCCGCCCCTATTGATGTACGCTTCTTGATCCGATGTAGTGTCGGGTCGTACTTGTTGTCTGTCTTCTTAGACATTTTGATTCTCTTTCATTTTAAGATTGAAACGTAGTTGATGTAGTTGTTGGATACACTCTGACAATCTGTCGCCGTTCTCTGTTTTTACTGTACCATTTAATTGTAGCTGGCTCAGTATCTCTAGTGTTTCTTCTATTGCCTCAAGAGTTTTCATCGCCCCAATCCCTATAGCCTTGTTCAAATGTGGACATCTCATGTTCAATCCATCCATTGAGTTCCTCAATATCAATGTCTTCAACATCAGTATCAAGAGCTATTAGCTCCATGTATTCCTCAACCATTGGGCGACACCATGCGTCCCCTCCATAACGAAGAAACCTTTGAACATCCTCTATAGAATTAAACTCAGGTACATACATGTTACTCTCCTTTAAGTTGTATATCTTTTAATGTGTACTCAGATAGTATACCATTAAACGTATTAGAAATCAAGCACAATCCGTTCATCACAGATGGTGCATTAGTCATAGTAAAAACCATAGCCGCCATCAACGATTCCTCTGCTATATTCAAATCGTCTACGTCCTCCTGTTGTAGCAGTGTTAGCTCGTTGTAAACTTGGTCGAACACTTTCATTTCCATATTCATGTTCCTCTATTATATCATATAGTGCGTTCATTTGTAATAATCCAATGTTAGTTCTTCACCTTCTTCAATATTTTGAAGAGTGAACAGGTTATAAATCTGGCAGTCGTCCCAATCATGAACTTGACGTAGCTCACAGTTAGGCTCCTCTGTATGGTTTAAATATCCACCAATGGGAGTTCTGATTAGGCCATAGAACATGGGTACGTTAATATGTGTTGCGCCTAAGTCTGTCTCTGCTGGAATGTCCATCGTGGCGAACACACCTAGCCCCTCTATATCACTTTCTCGTATTGTTATCTCCTCCGGTAAGGGCTTGTAATAAAAAGGATTGTAATCAGGTAGCATCATTTTCAATGTCCTCAAAGAATGGATCAAATACTAGTAAAGTATGCTCATATTCTTTAGCAGCCTTCTTAGTTTTGTGGTAGGTGGTTTGCCCATCAGAGTGTTGAGCCTTCCACTTTCTACCTTCTTTAGAAATAATTCTAAAACCTTCAGTCATTTTTATATTCCTTTAATAACATATCTAATTGATCCATAGCTATATCATATGCTTCGCTTGGCGTCAACTGTTTTGTACCGGGGCGCACTGATCTTTTCATTTTGTACTTCTCACCTACCGTGCGTACTTCTTGAAAGGTCCAGCTAGTATCCCAAGTTATCTTCCACTTGTCTCCACCAATTTCTATTTCTACGAAATCAACTGTACTCATCTACGATCTCCATGTTAGGTACGAACTTTACATCTGTAAACAACTGTAATTGAAAGTCTTTGTTATGCTCATCCGTAACAGTTACAGTCACAGTTTTGAAGGTTTGAAAGTCCTCTGTAGTTACTTTGATATTTTCTACGTTGTGTATTGAAAGTCTATTCATTAGTCTATCTCCAACAGTTTTGATTCGGTTCTACGTGCGGCCTCCGCATAAGTTTTAGGATCACCCTTCGGCCATCCACCTAACTCTAAATACTCTACATACATATCAAAGATATTTTCCTTTCGTATTTCGTTTTCATGATTACTCATTGTTCACTCTCCATCTCTGGTGGTATTGAATTTTAGTTCGCCCGTATCCATATCAATATATACTATATCAATGTTTATACCTGTTTTAACAAGCCTTTTCTGCTTATCTGTCAAGCATCTATAGATTTTTGATCCGTCTTCCCTACGTGCCAGCTTCTTGCACTCAATATATTTTATATCACCGTCCATGTTTATTGCTACGAAATCAATCGGACCCTGATTTGTTTCGTCAAATACATAGTATTCACGATCAACAAACCATTTCATAGCTGCTAGTTTACAGGATAAACCTTCTCTATGTTTTTGTAATTCACTCATATCAATCTCCAAAAAACAGTCCTATAATGTAATACACTATAGCATATAGCTATATTTAAGTCAACCTGCTATTGCTGACGCTTTCTTTTTACCTGTACCATGAGCAGGGAAGCCTACGATTACTTTACGGTCACGCTTCTCGCACAACATGCAATCCGAACATGATACATTATCTTTGTAGGTAGCAGGACATACCACAACCTTCCTGCCCTTTGGCGTCACTGTATTGGTTGTCTGTTCAATAGGTAACACAGTTGCCACAGGAGCTATGTCTAAATCGCATAGCTCGTCAGCATGATCTAAATTGTTGGCAGATACATTAACAGTGAAGCCTAAGTTATTCATACTATTGACTATTATGGCATTCTGGAAGTTGTCCAATACGTCATAATGTGTGTATGTAAACCCACGTTTGCCTTCGTTAGCACGAGCAAGCTCCACACACTTGGTGCTGTCAAGGTCTTGTGTGTCACCCGGCAAGTCACCAGCTTGATTGTGTCGCCACTTGCTACCAGCAGGTAGGTCTCTGATCTTGCCAAGAAATGTAGGCCAATCGTCGCCACGCTCACCTTTGGTGACCTTGAGCCAGTGTAGTTTCAACGGCCCACTCTCCGCATAGCATCCATTATCTCTGAATGGACATGCGCTAGGACATGTTGTCGCAGTACTGGTAGTAACTGCCATTGGTCCTACCTTGCTGTTCTTTGATTTAGGTGTAATGTGATACATGGTTTCTCTCCATAGTTTGCACATAAGATAGGACGCCGTAGCATCCTATCTCTGTATAAACTACGCAGCCAACGCTACAAGTTGTGCCACAGCCCTAGCAGTGCGCTCCTTAGACTTCAGAACCTTGAGCAACTGCCTAGCAATAACCCGCTGATGGTCCCGCATACGTCCACCTTCGACGGACTTACGGTGCCGTGCCAGCTTCGCTACAGCCTTGTCAAACTTGCCCCATGAACCAATAGGGACAATTTCTTCAATCAGCTTTTCCAGCTTGGGATCAGCATAGAGGTTGTACTTGCCACGGCGCTCTACGTACTGGATGGTTGGTGTGGTCATGATAGTTCTCCTTTGTTAAACAGTTTCAGGTAGTTTGTCAGCGTTGCGAATGATCTTGAAGTTCCCGTTAGGATGCAATACCCTAATTGGCACACCAGAATCAGATGCTTTCTGGAATAGTTCCTTGCCCTTGGCAAGTTCTACCCACTCGTTTGCTACGAAAGTTTGCATTGTCGCCATGTAAATCTCCTTTGGTTGGCGGTTGGTGAAGGTTATTTTAGTTACCGCTGGACCCTTCATAAATATTCAGGGTACAGCTCAGAGTAACTAATTAGTCGCACCCCTCTGTAATCCACGCACATAATGCAATGAATACGAAGGGCAATGCCCAAAGCATTGGGAATGTATCCCAACCCTTGAACATGAAACCATACATCCCGACTAACACTGCCGGAAACGTCAATAATAAAGATACGTTTCTAATTTTCTCAAACATTAGTCTTCCTCCTTTTTGCAAGTCCAAGCCCATTCTGGGGCTTCGCCAAAGTCTTCAACTTCTTTGCCTTCGGCAAAAGCCAGCAGATCAGCCGCTACTTGTCTGGCTTGCTCTCTAGTCAGTGAAACTGACGTAAAAAATTTGTCTGCTGTTGTCACTGGATTTTTAACAGGGTCTCTACGCATAGAGACTTGAACGCATGTGCCTCTGAAGTCTCCGCCCCAAAAGCGGGTCATGTCAACTCCGTCTGCACGGGATTTTATATCAGTAGCCATTTACTCCTCCATTTTTTCAATCGCTGATAGTAACTTGACGGCGTGAAGTTTGAATTGTTCCTCACTTTGAAAAAAACCACATATTGTCAGGTGATCTTGATCTTGGTTTGCTGGATGATTTTGCAAAGCAACTAAGTTGTATTTATCAAGCATTTCTCTGAGCATTATAACCTCCGGTTATTTGGATAAAAGATAAAACATAGCCCATACTATGACATAGCCAAAGAGACCAACCATAGCACCCGTGAGAGGCTCAAACATATTAATCTCCGATTAAAGGTTGCTGATAACTTCAATGGTGGCTTCGTCCTCGTCCAACGTAGCAATCCACCAGCCGTGTTGGTCATGTACGTCTACAGCCCCGCCGTTCACCGAAGTGTGAACTTGGAAGCTACCGTCAAGGAACTGGTCAATCTCTGATTGAAGGATGGTAATGTTTGTCATGGTCAATCTCCTTAGTTTAATTAATACCCTATAGAACTCATAAGAGTTCGTTCTATAGGGGATTATTAACCTCATCATTTGTTGTTGTCAAGCCTCGTCAAATGCCACAGCATTTCATCGTATGCAAGTCTGCATTGCATGGTCTGCATAGCGTGGAAAAGCTCCGATTTGTCAAGGGGTTAGCTAAGTTTCTAGAACTACTACGAAGTAGTAAAAGTCCTATGAAACAACATCCAGAGGATGAATTGTCAAGGATTGGCAGCAAAATCTCTTTATAACTACCGTATACCCTTCGTAAGAACTAGGGTATACTCAAGAGTAGTTATGGATACCTTGGATTTGGAGGGTCACTGGCAACGAAGTTGCTACACGGGGGTAGGCACAAATGCGTACACGCATGTATATATATAAACAACACCCCCGCATACTTAGAAAAATCTATGGACCTCTCATCACTGTTGCATAAATACCACGAGGCGGTACTAATTAGCTACTTAATAGTATTTTTTTATTATTTTTTTAATATCTCTATTGTAGAACTTTACAGTATAGTGTATAATATTACTATGGAGAATTTAAATAGTAACTATATAGACTCATACATCAACCTTCAAGGTTTGTTGTCTCAACAAGTAAACAATCAATGTAATGATGACTTCTTGTCTTTCGTAAGATTAATGGCACCATCTATTGTGTCTGACTTTAGGATGGGTCGTCACATTGAAGTTATATCAGAAAAACTACAACAAGTAGAAAATGGTGAACTAAAAAGACTGATGGTCTTTCTACCACCACGATCTTCTAAGTCTGTTGTCTGTTCTAAGTTGTTCCCTGCATGGTACATAGGTAGAAACCCTGAACATGAACTACTGACGATATCTCATAGTGATCAGCTTGCCAGTGACTTTGGTAGATCAGTAAGAGACATAGTGAACACAGAAGAGTTCTCTAAGGTATTTCGTGGTGTGGCTTTGCGAAGCGACGTAAGAGCAGCAGGTAAGTGGAAGACAAACCAGAATGGAACCTACTATGCTGCTGGTGTCCGATCCCAGATTGCAGGTCGAGGCGCACATGTAGCAATCCTAGATGATGCAATGTCAGAGGAGGATGCAATATCCAGTGCAGGTAGGCGTTTCATCAAAGAATGGTATCCCGCAGGTCTCAGAACACGTATCATGCCTGACGGGGCCATCGTAATAATTAACACCAGATATCACTATGACGATCTATGTGGCTGGCTTCTCAAGCAACAGGAGAACATGCCTGACTACGAAACAATACCGTGGGAGGTTGTAAAGATACCTGCATGGGTTGACGAAGATGCAGCAGAGTTATTAGACTTGCCTGTAGGTAGCAGCTACTTTCCTGAATGGAAACCAGATCATGTACTGAAGGTAGATGAGAATGAGATTAAAGCCAGTAACGGCAGCAGGTATTGGAATGCCTTGTACATGCAAGACCCCACACCAGAAGAAGGCGGTATCATAAAGAAACGCTGGATCAAAGATTGGGAGTATGGTGATCCGCCTACATGTGATTTTATAATACAAACATTTGATACTGCTTTCTCCACAGCAAGCACTGCTGACTACAGCGTGATACAGACATGGGGCATCTTCTACATGTACAATCAGACAGATGAGGGCTACGAAGACTTTGCCCCTCACCTGATACTGCTAGGTAATATCAAAGGCCGCTTTGAATATCCAGAACTGAGGCGGCTGGCGCAGAGACTGTATAACCAACACAGACCTGATGTCTGCATGGTGGAAAAGAAAGCATCAGGTCAATCTCTAATACAGGACATGCGTAGGGGTGGACTACCTGTGATGGAGTATCTGCCAGACAGGGACAAAACCTCCAGAGTCTATGCAGCTACTCCCATAATGGAGGCTGGTCGTCTCTGGATACCCAAGGGTAAGAAGTGGGCAGACGATCTAATAGAAGAACTGATACGTTTTCCCAACGCTGCACATGATGACCAAGTGGATGCCTTAACGATGGCAATCCACTATATGAAGGACTCATGGCACCTGACCCACCCTGATGATCCAGAGTATGATGATGTCCCAAGACAGAAAGTTGCTACATACTGGGATGTATGATTTGGGAAAACAGAAAAAGTATGCTATAATAATAACATGATTGATTTAGAAAAAAAAGTAAATGAATTAGATAATAAGTTAAATGCTCTTATTTCTGTTCTTCAAAAAAATAAAAAGCCGGAAGTAAAACTTTTTCCATCAGCTTATATTAAAGATGATCTAGGTTATGAGTTTTATGATGATCTAACTGGATTTATGCGGTGGTACTTTGAAGAATGTCCAAATAAGTTTCAAGTTCCTTTTGATAATCCACTTTTATTTATTGAGGGACACACTGCCTGTACTTTATTTAGGCATGGACCGTATCAGGTAGAACTTGTTTATATGCAACCTGATACAGTAACTTATGATCATAATCATCCTGATGTAGATAGCTATGTTGTCTATCTTTATGGCACAAACTTTAGATATAAAGGAAAAGAAGTTCTTAGTAAACAAGAAGGACATTATGTAGAAAAAAATGGAAAAGCTTCTGCGTATATGAGAAAGATAAGACTGAAGCCAAATACGGTGCATGGTGCAGAGTCTGGTCCTAATGGAGCATGTTTCTTTTCTGTTCAAAAATGGCTAAGTGGTAAAGCTGGAGAGTCTATTGCTAATAGTTGGAACGGTGAAGAGTTAGGAGAAGAACACGCAAAAGGTATTCGGTGATGACCGAACTAGAAAAAATAATATATACTTTAGGTTTATCTGAGTTACACAGAAGTTGGACGACCACAGATATTATAAATCGTGTACTACCTCCATTAAAACTTAAACAGTATATTTTTATTTCAAATGAAAAGGTTCCTTTGTTCTATGCTTCATGGGCATTTATGAATCAAGAGTCATCAGATGCTAGAGAATTTTCAAAAAGAAAAATTCAAATACAAGATTGGAATAATGGACATGTTCCGTGGATTATGGATATTGTTTGTCCTATGGGCGGAACAGCAGAGGGAATTAAAGAGCTAAAGAAAGTTCCTAGACATCTAGGTGTTAAAGGAAAAATAAAATTCTTTAGAACTAAAAAGGGGAAGAAAGAGTTACATCATGTTACATGGCTATAAAAAATCCAGATACAATATTTATGATAACTTAGAGTTTCTAGGTCTGAACCCGTATGAGCTAAAACATTTTTGTTTTGGTGAGTCCGGTGACGATGGTGCTGGAGATGATGCCGCCGCCGACTACTATGAGTCTCTTACAAATCCTGAAGCTGTAGCAGCAATGGCAGCAGTAGAAGAGGCTTCAAGACAGGCAGAAGAAAAAGCATCAGGAAGACAGGCAGCAGAAGAAGCATCTAGAGCGCAAACAGCATCACTAAGTCAAGCACAGAGAGATGCAGCAAATCAGATGAGTTTGGCTGATCCTACTCTAGATGTAGCATTTAATCTTGATCCTAGTATAGTTGATCGTGAAAGTTTAAATGAATTACAGCAAAACTATTTTAATATGCTTGACGATGTTGCCGAAGTAGACCCCGGCCTTGCTCAAAACTTACTAGATGCAAGAAGTATAAATACTGCTAGATATGGTATTTATAATCCAGAGGCAATGAATAAACTAGAAAAGCGAGGACTTAAAACTTTTGGTCTTGGTTATAGAGGAAGATTTGAAGCACTAAGCCCCGGAGGAGGTTTATCAAGAGAGGACTATGATCCTAACTCTTTAACAGGTGCTGGCACAGATGAAGCAAGTACTAATAAAGCTTTATTTGCAGAGTTTGCTAAAGAAAATCCTAGCCTCACAACAGTAGAAGCTTTAACTGAATATAACGCTATGACTAATCCAGATAGTCAACTTTCAATATCAGATGTGCAGTCTATGGGCTTTGACCTTAATGCTGCTGTAGGACCACAAGCAGATTTTAGAGAAGCAGCGGCACAAAAGGGATTAGCACAAGGTATTGGTTTTCTCGCTCAAACAGCAGTAACTGGAAGTCCTATTGGTGTGATAAGTGATATTGCATTGTCAGGAACTGGTAAGGGTGTTTTGGGTCATACAATAGATGCAGTTGAAAAAGCAACAGGTTTTGAACTACCAGAGTTGCCTGATATTGGTATTAGTATTCCATCTTATCAAGAAACAGCAGTTGATTTTTTTGGTCCTGCACAAGACCTAATGGACCCCTCTTCTTTTGGTATAAGTCCAAGTTCAGCAACTGGAGTGGCTGCTCCAACAGATGCAGATATAGGATTTACTGGACCCACTGATGTTTACGATTATGGATTTGATGGTCCTGAACAGATAGCACCACCGCCTGTAGAAAAACCAGTTATAAAAGAAAAAGAAGAAGTTATTGAAACACCCGCTCCGTCTTTTCCTGTTAGAGATACAACACCACCATCAAGAATAAGTCGCATAGCAAATATTTATAACATTAGCGAAGATGCCGCTAAAAGAATGTTAGGAGTTGCATGATGGCAACAGAACGTAATCCTTTTGATCGTATACCAGAACAAGAAACAAATGTAGTTCCTCTTGCTCCTGAAACAGAAGATATTGATGCTACTTTTGAGGTTGCAGAAGATGGTGGTGTTATTGTAGACTTCTCTGATAATATAGAGATGGAAGCCTCTGAAGATATTGCTGAATGGTATGGCAATATGATAGAGAATATGGATGAAGATGATCTAGAAGAAATAGCAGCAAACGTAATAGAAAACTTTGAGGCTGATAAAGATTCTCGTTCAGAGTGGGAGTCTATGTTTGAGCGTGGTTTTGATCTGTTAGGTCTAAAGCTAGAGCAAGGGTCTGAACCTTTTCAAGGTGCGTGTACTGCTGTGCATCCTCTGTTAATTGAATCAGCAGTTAAGTTTCAATCTAAAGCATCTGGAGAGTTGTTTCCCGCTAATGGTCCTGTTAAAGCTAGGATCATGGGTAAGTCAACCACTGAAAAAGAATTACAAGCTAACCGTGTTCAGAACTTCATGAACTATCAACTTACTGAACAGATGCCGGAATACTTTGACGAGTTTGAAAGAATGCTGTTCCATTTACCATTGATTGGTTCTGCGTTTAAAAAGCTGTACTATGATGCCACCGTGAAGCGTCCTAAGTCAGAGTTTATTCCTATTGATCAGTTCTATGTGTCTTACTATGCAACTGACCTTTCCAATGCAGATCGTTATACGCATGTGATCTATCGCAGTCCAGTAGAATTACAAAGAGATATGAGGGCTGGTGTATATGGAGATATTGAGCTAGGCTCTCCTGCTTCCTATCCCACCACCTCCTTCAGTGAGAAGATGGATACAATCATTGGTTTGTCTCCTATGTCAGACCATGACCCACAGTATGTTCTACTAGAGCAACACTGCTATCTTAATATTGAAGATGAAGAAGAAGCCTGTCCGTACATTGTAACTGTTGAGCAACAGTCCAGACAGGTGCTGAGTATCCGTAGAAACTACAAGCAAGATGACCCGAACAAAGAAAAAATAAATCACTTTGTACATTATAGATTTGTTCCCGGCTTTGGTTTTTATGGCCTAGGTCTTATACACTTCCTTGGTAATCTAACAATGAGTGCAACGGCAGCTATGCGTTCCCTCATAGATGCTGGACAGTTTGCCAATTTACCGGGGGGATTTAAGGCCAAGGGAGTCAGGATGGTTGGTGACAATGATCCTATAGCTCCCGGCGAGTTCAAGGAGGTTGAAGCAACTGGTGTAGATTTATCAAAGGCTATTATTCCCCTTCCCTACAAAGAGCCTTCCTCTACTCTATTCCAAATGCTGAACTTCGTAGCTACTGCTGGTCAGAAGTTTGCGGACAGCACAGAGCAAGTTATCTCTGATGCTGCCTCCTATGGACCCGTTGGCACCACTATGGCTTTGCTTGAAGCAAGCAGTAAATTCTTCACAGCAATTCATAAGCGACTGCATAAGTCTCAGAAAGATGAGTTCCGTATTCTTGCTCGTATTGACTATGACTATCTTCCTAGTGAGTATCCGTATGATGTTCCTTACGAAGATCGTAGTATCTTCAAGAATGACTTTGATGGTCGCATAGATATTATTCCTGTATCTGATCCTAATATTCCTAGTAACGCACATCGTATGATGATGGCAAACATGGCACTACAGATGGCGCAGCAATCACCACCGGGTATGTTTAATCTGGAAGCCCTAAATAGAACTATTCTTAATGCCTCTAACATGCCTAACGTAGATGAGATACTTCCACCAAAGATTGAGCCTCAAGCTCTTGATCCAGTATCTGATATTATGGCAGCGACGAAAGGCATACCTATTGCAGCCTTTCCCGGTCAGAATCATGATGCACATATGCAGGTAAAGATGGCATATCTTCAAGATCCGATGAATGGTGCTAATCCAATTATGCAACGTATTACTCCAATACTTCAAGCTAATATTCAAGAACACTCTGTGATGAAATACCAAGAACAAATGGTTGGTATTTCTGAAGAGCTTATGCAACAGGCTCCTGATCAGGCTGGTAATCCCGCTGTGATTGAGATGGCAATGGCACAAGCTGCACAGCAGGTGATGAACGCCAATCAAGCAATGGGTCAAGCACAGTCACCTGAACAACAGCTTGTTGCTCTTGAACAGGCAAAGGTTGAGCTAGAAAAGCAGAAGCTTCAGTCTGATACAGTAACAGATGCAGCAGAGCTTGAGATTAAAAACAAAGAACTTGAGATTAAAGAGACTGCACAGATTATTGAAATGCTTAAAGCATCTGCAACAGCTAACTCAAGAGAAGCACAATCTCAACTTAATCGTGAATCTAAAGAAGCAATGAAAGAAGCTGAACTAGCTACACGTAAAGAAATTGAAGAGGCAAAGATTGCCGCTGATATGTTAAGAAAACAAATGGACGATGATAAAGAAATGGACATGGCTGCATTAGAAAATCTTACGCAGTTTGCTAGTGAACAAATGAAGGAGACTAACAATGATGAAGAAAGGTAAAGGATATCCTTTTCACGTAAAGGATACTCAGAAAGGCTATGGTGATGCTTATGCTCAAGAGATTACGGGTGGTCGGGCCATTCGTAGTGAGCTAAACCAATGGGAGGATGACTCTTGGAAAACTCCAGAACCTATTAAACCTTCTCGCAAAAGTACCATCTATAACTAAGTATGGACATTTGGGACGAAGTAATAACTGAGTTTAATAACGAGATTAATAATCTGAGAGTAACACTAGGTAATGGGTCTGCTGAAGACTATCCACATTACCGTCAGATTGTTGGTTCTATTTCTAGCCTTGAATGGGCCAGAGATAATTTAACACAAATAATTAAAAAACGAATATATATGGAGGACGAAGACTAACAATGCAACAAGTAGGTTTAGGTGGCGCACTAAAAAATGATTTGTGGATAACTGAGGATGACGCCCCCGATCCCAGCCCACTACCCACTCTACCGGGATTTCACGTTTTGGTGCGCCCCGTTTCAGTAAAGAGTGTAACAAAAGGCGGTATCTTTATACCGGATTCAACTAAAGATGATATGTCTTATCTCACCACTGTCGCACAGGTTCTAGCGTTAGGAGACTTGGCATACATGGATAAAGAAAAGTTCCCAGCAGGAGCATGGTGTAACATAGGTGACTATGTATGTTATGGCAAACATGCAGGAACTAAATTATTTTACAAAGGTGTACGTCTTATACTTTTATTTGATGATCAAATTATAATGAAAGTAGAGGAGCCTAAAGACCTTGATCCAACTTTTAATTTAGGAAAAGGCTCTAGTTGATTTGGGAAATCTGTACTTTTGTGATATAATAATATAAACGTAAATCGTTTGTGTCGTTAACAACGGAGAGTAAAATGAGTAATGAAAATGATGGATGGGAAACCATTGAGGTTTCTGAAGATAAAAAAGAAGTTGACTTTGAAATAGAGGAAGAAGAAGAACAGCAACCAGTACAGGCAAAAGAAGAAGAACAGCCTGAACAAGAAGAAAAGCCGAAAGAACTAGAAGGTATTGAAACCAAAGGCGCTGAAAAAAGAATTAGACAACTAATCCGTCAGCGTAAAGAACGTGAAGAAAAGATTGATGAGCTTATTCGCCAAAACGAAGAGCTTAAACAAAACTTAAATAAAAAAGAAGATGAGGTAAATAATATTGCCTCTCGTAGTGTAGGTTCAAGTGAAAAGCAATTAACTCAAAATATTGAACTGGCACGACAAGCTTATCTTCAAGCTTTTGAAGAAGGAGATAAAGAAAAAGTTTTAGCAGCACAAGAAATTTTAAACGCTGCTCAATCTGATCTTAAAACTGTTCAAGGTTATAAAGCTAATATTGCAAAGCGAATGGAGGAAGCCTCTAAAGAGGTAGAGAAAGAGCCAGAGCTTGCACAGCAAACTCCAGCGTATGATCCAAAAGCAAATGAATGGGCGCAACGCAATGCTTGGTTTGGACAAGATACAATTAAAACCGCAGCCGCTCTTGCATTAGATGCTGAATTAAAGGGAGAAGGATATGATCCCAGTGATGACGAATTTTATGAAGAAATTGACAAACGCCTTGAAACGGCCTTTGGTCAAACTTCAAACCGTGTGCAGGAAACTGAGGGACAAAGTAACTCAGGCACGTCACAACCTGCTCAAGTGGTGTCGGGGGCTTCACGCTCGTCTCCGTCCTCAAACAAAAAAGTAAAGCTTTCCAAAGAAGACGTAAGGCTTGCTAATAAATGGGGTATCCCACTTGAACAGTATGCTGCCGAAAAGTTGAAGGTAACTTCTGCTGATGGCGAATATACTAACATAAACACATAAGCGTGGAGGAAAAAATGACACGAAATGAATCACGTACTGAGAGTATGAGAGAACAGAATACTAGAGAAGAAGAATGGACCTTTGAAGAGCCAAACGCTCTGGACATTCCAGAAACTGTGCAAGCACGTTTTGAGAATGAGGGCATGGCGCTACGTTGGATACGAGTCTCCCTTCAAGGTAAAGATGACATCACGAATGTTGGCAAGAAGATGCAATCAGGGTGGGTGTTTGTAACTCCAGATGAAGTTCCTGAAATGGCTCTCACATCCTTCGTGAGGGATGAAGGCAGGTATCAAGGCTCTGTGTGTCGAGGTGATGTAGCTTTGGTTAAAATGCCAGCCGGAAAAGTTGCGGCTCGTAGGAAATTTTATGAAGGTAAATCTAATGATCAGATGGAAGCAGTCAACTCTCAGTTGATGAAAAACTCTGATTCACGGTTTCCTATTTCCAATACAAGTCGCTCTGTTACAACAAAGGGAAGGCAACCGTCCTTTCAGGACTAGCCTCCCATAACTAAGGAGATGAAACATGTCTACTACTAAAGCATTTCGTGGTTTCATTCCTGCTCGTAAAAAAGGTGGTGGCTACAATAACGAAGCCGTTACTGATACAATTACTCTGACCTCAACGGGTCAGGCCCAATCACCTACAAATAAGATTTTTACTGGTGATCCAGTAGTTCTTCCCGGTGCGAACTTTGCAACGATTTCACCGTTTATCGCTGCAACGCTCAAACCATCTGGTGTGTTTATGGGTTGTCAGTATGTTGAAAATGGAGAGCAGAAGTTTTCCCGCTTTTGGCCGGGAGACATCAGTGCCACGGACATTAAATTCTTTGTAATAACTGATCCTGATCAGACCTATTACATTCAGGCTTCTCTGTCGCTTTCGGCGGCTGAGTTGGCTATTGTCAAAAACTACAACGTAACCGTTAGCTCTACTGCCTCTTCGGGCAGCACGACCACTGGTCAGTCAAGCTACTATCTAGATGGTGCATCTGGTGTAGAATCTGCGGCTGCTGTTCGTGTGATTGGTAAAGCTCAGTTTCCTGATGAAAAGGACTCTGATGCATTCCCAATCGTAGAAGTATGGTTCAACCATCACCGTGACCGTTTTGTAACGGCTACGGCGTCAACGGCTTAATAGGGAGGATTTATTATGGCTATTAATAGAGCTAGTATTGCTAAAGAACTCCTTCCCGGTCTTAACGCCGTTTTTGGGATGGAGTATGGAGAGGTTAATAATGAGCATGAGCCTCTTTATGAAATTGAAAACTCTGACCGTGCCTTTGAAGAAGAAGTTCTCTTCACAGGTTTCGGCACCGCTCCTACTAAAGGAGAGGGTGCATCAGTCTCTTATGATGACGCACAAGAAAGCTATACGGCCCGTTACACAGCGGAAACCGTTGCGCTTGCTTTTGCCGTTACTGAAGAGGCGATGGAAGACAATCTTTATGATACGTTTGCCAAACTTCGTGCAAGGGGTCTAGCCCGTGCAATGGCAAACACGAAGCAGGTAAAGGCTGCTAACATCTACAACAATGGTTTCACTGATACCATTGGTGATGGTGCTGCGTTCTTTTCCGCTTCTCATCCAACTATTTCTGATGGTAATCAGTCTAACCTTCTGGGTGCGGCTGACCTGTCAGAAGCAACTCTTGAAACTGCGCTAACTGCTATTCAGAAGATCAAGGATGATCGTGGTATTCTGATTGGTGCAAGTGCTGTTTCTCTACATATCCCAGTTGATTACTGGGCGGTAGCGGATCGTGTTCTTTCGTCTCCGGGTAACACTCAGACGAGTGCTGCTGATGCGAACCCGAACACGAACGCCATCAATGCAACCCGTCACATGGGGATGGTTCCTGAAGGTTACTACATTAACCGTCGCTTTACTGACACGGATGCATGGTTTGTTAAAACGGACGTACCAAACGGCACGAAGATGTTTGTGCGGTCGCCGCTTCAGACCAAGATGGAACCGGACTTCGACACTGGCAATCTCCGATTTAAAGCACGGGAGCGTTACAGCTTTGGTGTGTCTGATTGGCGTAGCTGGGTTGGCAGTGCTGGTTAATCAGCAAATGAAGGAGGGTGGCTTCGGCCACTCTCTCTTCTTTCTCAAGGAGAGATAAATGGCTACAAATATTAAAGTTGCAATAGCTACTGGCGATGCTGTTCTTAAATATGTAGAAGATGATACGACTGTAGGAAGCAACGGAACTGCTGATAGCAACATTCCCAGCACTACCCGTATTATGGCTATCCATGCGGTAGCATCTGCGGCTGGTTCTTTTTCTATTAAAGGTCAACGGCAGATTACAAACAAGACAGCAGAAGGTACAGCTATTAAGTTTCAGGTAGCAGCCAACGAAGCATCTGACATTTACATTGGTGACATGGGTGTTGCCGTATTTGGTGTGGTCAGTGTTTCTGGTCCTACGGATGGTTCAGTTCTAACTGCTATGCTTGGCTAGTCATGCCTGACTTTGATTATCTAAAGACAGACCTGATTAACACAACGGAGAATGACTCTACAGAGTTTTCTACGCAGGTATCTGCTTTTGTAAAGAAAACAGAGTTTAGATTAGTAAAAGACTTAGATGATATAGGTCTAAGTGAGTATACTAATATATCAGTATCAGCAGGAAATGCTGGTGCTGTTTCTTTGAATGATCGTACTCTTGTTGTGCGTAATGTTAACTTTGTAGTTAGCAGCGGTACAAGCACGACTAATCTTCTTCAAAGAACAAATGAATATATAAATGACTATTGGCCTGTTAGTGCTTCTACGGGAACACCCAGATACTATAGTCGAAGGACCAACTCTTCTATTCGTATTGTACCTACACCTGTGTCAGTAATTACAGTAGAAGTTGAATCACAGTCACAGCCGCTTGCCCTTGCTTCTGCTACGGGAACTAGTGTGACAACAACAAACTATTTCAGTGAATACTGTTATGATGCTCTCTTTGCTGGCTGCATGGTAGAAGCAACTATATTTATGAAAGATTGGAATACTCTTCCTGTCTTTCAACAACAGTATCAGATTGCAATAGATCAACTTAGAAATCAAGCACGGCGTACCAGACAGGATGATATGGCAGTTGCTGGCTCTCCTGCTGGCGGACCTAACCCAGTTATACAAGGAGCATCATAATGTCAGTAGGAAAATTAGCATCTATTGGAGCAAGAGCCATTTCTTCTTCTGCTAGAAAACAAGCTCAACGAGAAAAAGAATTTAAAAGATTAAAAAGACGACGTAGACCTAAAATTAAACCAGAAGATTCTAGAGGTTTAGAACGATCTGCTAAACGTAAAACTACTGGCTCTGAGCAAAGGTCTACTGAGGATGCACGGACAGCAACAGCAGATCGTGCAAGAAAAAGTAGAGCTAGAGAGGCCACTGATCTTGGGACACCTGCTGGTGCTGGTGAAATGAAAGCTTTGAAAGGTCAGTCTCAAGATACTGATAAAGCAAACATGGCTAGAGTTGGTAGGGCTGAAGCAGGAAAGCGAAGCAAAGGTATTAGTAAAGAATATAAAGCTACAGAAAAAAGATTAGAAAAACTCAAAACTGATTTAAAACAAGCAAAAGCTTTTCTAAAGGGTGCTGCTGATGACCAGCAAAAAAAGAAATTTTCTTCAAGAATTTCTCAACTAAATGAAAAAATTCAAATAGAAGGAAGAAAATTAAAAGAAATGGGAGAGAAAAACTTTATAAGACGTAAGGGCGGTGGCTCTCTTAAACCTGTGGATGCTGAGAAAAACCCCGGCCTTGCTAAACTTCCTACACCTGTTCGTAACAAAATGGGTTATGCTCAAGGGGGTGGAAAAGTAGGTAAAGTTATTAAAGCTAACATGTCTGGAGATGATTTAGTACGAAGCTGCTATGACTAACCGTTCTAGTATAAGAAAACAAGTTACTCGCCCCGGCAAGGTAAAAAAAGTAATGGGTGAGTATAAGAG